AACCTGAGCGTGCTGGAAGCGGACACACGGCCTCCGTACTGGGTATGGAACTACGAACGCGCGGACGACACGATGTACGGCTATGGCGTGCCGTGGCTGTACCGCAACTCGCAGCGGTCCATTGACTCGCTCTGGCTGATGCTGCTGCACAACCTGTCGGTGTCCAGTGGCCCGCAGGTCATCGTCAAGGACGGCATCATCCGCCCGGAAGACGGACGCTACGAAATCCGTGGCCCGAAAGTGTGGCGCATGACGGACGAGGACACCGAAGACGTCAGCAAGGCGTTCAACGTCGTGGACATCCCGAACAACGCCCAGCAGGCAATGGAAGTCCTGAAACTGGCGATGGATCTCGGGGATGAGGAAATCGCGCTGCCGTCCATTGCACAAGGCAACCCGAACGAAGCCGTACCCACCGCATCGGGCCTGATTCAACTGCTGAATGCATCAAATGTGGTGCAGCGTCGCGCCGCGAAGTCGATGGACGATGACGTGATCTCGCCCATGGTCGAGCGGTTCTACGTGTGGAACATGCTGCACGGTCAGGACGATGACATCAAGGGCGACTACTCCGTCAGCGCACGCGGCACCAGTGTCCTGCTGCACAAGGACATTAAGGCACAGCATCTGCAGGTGATTGCCAAGCTGACCGAAGATCCCCGCTTTGCACCGTATCTCAAGGAAGGCGAATTCATCCGCGAGATGCTGGAATCCGCCGACGTGTCCTCGACGCTGCTCCTGCGCTCCGATCAGGAAGTGGAGAAGATGCAGCAGAACCAGGCGCAACAGGGCGGCGATCCGCTCGAAGCGGCTAAGGTTCAGGCACTGCAGGAACAGACCGCAATCGCCAAGCAGAAGATGCTGATCGAGCAGCAGCAGTGGCAGGCGGAGCAGCAGCAGCAGGCCACACAGTTCCAAGTGACCGCGCAGCAGCACATGGCCGACCTGCAGGACCGTGCCGAACAACGTCAGGCGCAAGTCCTGATGAAACAGATGGACCTGCAGGCCAACGCCGCCCAGCTGGCCACCACGAAAGACATTTCCATGGCGCAGATCACCAAGGATCTGCAGATTGCCGAATCCAGCGCCAACGTGACCCAGTTCATGGGGTCGATGAATGCGCGTCTGAAAGCGGCGGGTCTGGCCAAGGATCAGCAGGAGATGTCGCTGAAACTGGACCCGGCGAACCGAAGCGGCACGGGGATCTGACATGTCACGCATTGCCACCCATTCCGACACCTGGGCGGAAGTTTCCGCGTGGGCGTCATCTGAGCTTGCGAAATCCCGCAGCCAGTTGGAGAGCGAGGCCGCAACGCAGGAGCAATCCATTGCGTTGCGCGCCCGGATCAAGTTGCTGAAGAAGCTGCTTGAACTGCCCAACCGTGCCGCATCCACCGTTGAACCCGAAGTCGCTTTTGGGATTGACGCACCAGTGAGTTGACCATGACCGACCGCGAGCTTACCGAAGACGAACAGTACGCCAAAGCCACCGAAGGAAACCCGCTCTTCGACGCCCACGGGCCGATCGACGATCCAAAGCCGGAAACGCCGGACGACACGAGCGCCGATGACGCGCCGACAAGCGATGAACCTGCCGGTGATGACGCCGCCAATGGCGATGCCGCTACACAGGCGACCGAGACCGAGCCGTTTGCCGGCTACAACCAACTCGCACCGGAAGCGCGCGAGGCGTATGACAAGATCGTCGCGGACAAGACCAAGGCGGAAAACGATTACCGGGCGCTGCATGGCATCGCGGCACCCTTGCAACGAGGCAATGCGGAATTGCGCCGGCAGCACGACACGCTGCTCGCGCGCATTCAGCAACTGGAAGATTTAGGGCGGAAACAGCAGAACGTATCCGCCGTCAAGGACCAAGCGCTCGAAGGATTCGAGCAGTGGGCGAAGGACTACCCCGAGGAATCACAGGCCATTCAGGCCATGATGAATCCGTTGAGGGAGAAGATCGGTTCACTGGAATCCGCGCTTGGCAAAGTCAGCACGCTCGAAGCCCAACTGGGTGAACTGCATGCTGATAAACAACAGTCTGCTCTGCAGACAGAACTCGGGGCGCTCACCGCAGCTCACTCCGATTGGCAGGCGATTCACGACGACCCGATGTACTGGGAATGGTTGCAAGACCAATCCCCCGGCATCCAGTCGCTGAACAACTCCATGTTTGCTGGCGATGCGATTGAACTGCTCAACCTGTTCAAACGCGCCTCTGCGCCAGTAGTACCTGCGAGCACTGCCGCCGCTTCCCAAGCCGCCGATGCCGTTCGCCAACGTCGAGACAAGACGCTGGAGCGCGGCACGCAGCCGAATGTCCGCGCATCGGAATCATCCGGCAACGGCAACGCAATCGACATGTCCGCCGACGACGCGATGTTCCTGTCGCTGGTCAAGGACAACCCCAACTTCGATCATTAAAGCGAGGAATGCCACATGGCTATCCGTACCTACAGTTCCATCTCGGGCGTTTCGGCGCCCATCTACTGCGAGGCGAAGGTGCTTGAACGCGCCGGTCCGCAGCTGTGCCTGGACGTCGCTGCCGACTCCAAGCCCGTCCCAAAGAACGCCGGCAACGCGGTCAACTTCCGCCGCTGGGTGAATCCGGCCGTCAGCACCACGCCAGTTACCGAAGGTGTCACGCCGACCGCGCGTGCACTGGCCCACGCCGACTACAACGCGACCATCAATCGGTTCGCGGAAGTGTTCGAGGAATCGCGGGTCAACTATGACCTCGATGTGTGGGATAGCGTCAAGGGTGCCTCCGATGTGCTGGGCGACCTGATTTCACGTACCCGCGAGCAGATCCGCTGGAACGTGGCCAAGGCCGGTTCGAGCGTGATCTACAACACCTCGTCCATCACCACGCGCAATACGGTGAACGGCGCGCTGACCGTGGGCCGTCTGGATGTGGCGACTCGTTCGCTGCAGGCCAATAAGGCGATGGTCTTCACCCAGCTGCAGAAAGCGAGCACGGCGGTCAGCACTGCCGGTGTCATGCCGGCGTACTTCGCGTTCGGTCATACCGACTTGCTGCCTGACCTGCAGCGTCTGTCCGGCTTCCGTGCCGTCAGTGAACTGGCGAACATCCCGCCCGAGGCCCGCAATCCCTTGCTGGTCGGTGCGCGTGGTTCGGTCCTGTTCTTCCTCAGCCCGGAACTGGGTCCGATCCCGGACTCTGGCGCGGCCATTGCCAGTACCGGCATGAAGTCCACCACGGGCGTCAACATCGACGTGTATCCGCTGGTGATCGTCGGCCAGCATGCGATGGGCACCATCGCCCTGCGCGGTGCCGGTGTGGCCGGTCGCGGTGCGGTCAAGGTGAGCATCCTCGACCAGCCGGACAAGTCCGACCCGACCAACGAGCGGGTGTACATCTCCGCTGCGTGGTATGACCAGGCGCTGCGTCTGTCCGAGGAGTGGATGGTGCGCGTCGAGGTGGGTGTCACCGCGAACCCGACCTGATACTGAAACTCAGCCGCTCACGGTTGTGAGCTTTTGGGACCGCATCGCTTCGGTGGTGCGGTCCCTTCTTTTGACAGGACATCGAACATGGAAACGAAGACTCCCGAGGAATTGCTACTTGACTGGTCCCGCGCAAGTTTCGTGGGGCTGGACCGAGACCAACTGACGCAAGCCGCCGAGATGCTGGGCGTGGACTTCGCCAAGCAAGTGAACGACAAGACACTGCGCGCCAAACTGTGTGCTGCCATTGGCACGGTGGACGCCACACTGACTGACAACGACGCGGCAAAGATTGCCGCCGTGGCAGCGAAAGGCACCAAAATCGACATTCACGGCCAGATCCCGAACTTGTCGGCATCGGGCCGCTGGCAGGGGCGTTACCGGCGTATCCGCATGGTGCGCACCGATCAGTACAAGGACTTCAACGCGTTCCCGATTGGCTGGGAAGGCGTGACCAAGTATTTCAGCTTCGACATCGACATCGACATGGCGTGGCCGTATTACGAGTCGCTGAAGAACATGCGCGAGACGATGATCTCCAAGTCGCTGTCCAAGGACGGCCACGAAACGGAGACGCGCGAAACCACCAATCAGGTGCTGCCGTATTCGGACTTGGGCGATACGCCGGGAACCGAACATCTGCCCATCGGCATGCGCGAGTACGTGCAGTGGATGGCGCGCGACAACGACAACTTTGCCGATTCACCCAGGCGTGACCTGATGCGCGTCCTGCGATTGCTGTACGGGCCGCAAGTCAACGTAACTTCGCGGGATCTGAGCGATGACGACCTTCGCGACGACATCCTGAACTTCATTGGTGTGGACATCTACGCGGACGCTTGAGCATGGCAACCTTCCTCAAACTGTGCCAGCACGTCCAGCGTTACGCGCGCATCGGCAAAGAAGCCCCCGGAACCGCACCTGTCACGGTGACGGGCCAGACGGGCGTCAATGCCGAAATCGTGGGCTGGGTACAGGATGCGTGGGAGGACATTCAACACGACCAGGACGACTGGGCGTTTCGCGAGTCATCGGGCGATGTCCCGGTGCTCGCGAACGTCCGGGATGTGGTGGTGGAGAATACGCTGACCGATTACGAGTCGCTGCGCATGGACACGGCGGACGGCTGTCGGAAATTCATCGTGCTGGTGATGCCGGACGGGGTGAGCACGCAATACGTGTACTACTACCGCTGGGAAGACTGGCGCGGCGGGGTCTATGACCGCAGCAAAGCCACGGGTACGCCGGGGATGTTCACCGTGATGCCCAGTGGCGAGTTGCGGCTCTGGCCGACACCGGATCAAAACTACACGCTGCGTCTGGCCTATCAGCGCGTGGCGCAAGTCCTCTCGGCGGACGGCGATGTGCCAAGCATGCC